ATTTAGCGCGCTTGTAAAAATTGAGTCAGTATTAACACTGTCGGACTGTATTATTACTGCTTCAACGACCGGCGCACTAATTTCCATATTACCGGCTTCATTTTTAGATATAGACAAATCTAATATATAATTATCTCTTAAATATTTTATCATATTATTCCATATATTATTAATATTAGCATATTTATAATATTTATAATATTCTATTCCGTCTTTGAATTTTGTCATAATAAAATTATGTAATTTATCTATATATTCATAATCATTCTTTAATTGTTCCATTATATATATTATTAATAAATAAATTTATATATAATACTAATATATATAAAGAAATATATGACAATCAAATTTTTATTTATTAATGACTTCCCCAAAGTTAAACATTTAACAAATCTCGCAAAATTATATGATGTTGAATGCATAAATATTGATGATCTTTATATTAAAATTTCAGAATTACCAAACCTTAATTTACCATTTAATTTAAAACACATATTTATTGATTTAAATATTATTGAAGAAGAAGACCGGAATAAATACGCTGAATTTGATTTTAAATCATATACTGAAGCAATTCAATTTATTGAAGATTTAGCATATAAATTTAAATTACCTTTTAATTGTAAATTAACTTTTAGATTTTATTGTAAAATATTTGATAATGATAATGATGACTATTATGATTATGAATTTTTATATTATGGCGATAAAGTAATTTACGATACATTTAATGATACTTCTTTTAAAGGTAAAATCTCAAAATCATATGTAGAATTGACTAAAATTATTGATGAACAAAAACAAAAATATACAAAAGATGAAATATTTGGAGTTAGTTGTAAATATGTAAATAGATTTTGTAATTTAATGAATGAATTATAAAGTTTATTAGTAAAATATATTATTAATAAATTTAAGACAGTGGCAGGACTCGAACCTACACGGGAAAAATCCCTTTAGTTTAGCAAACTAAAACGGCTACCATTTCGTCACACTATCAATATATATTTAGAAATTAAATTTTAAATTATTTTAATTAATCTATATATTTATAATGATTAAGCAACATTTTGGAGTGAAAATTTATTAACTCCCGCACTACCTTTTAGCTGATAAGCATTATTTAAATTAGCGTTATTACTAAAATACAATATTATAGCAGTTCTAGCATTGCCAAAGTTAGCATCCTGAAGGACAAAATTTGTTAAATTACTAGTACCGCCTAGAAAAAAGCTATTATAAGTTAAAATTACTGTTGGTTGAGTAGTTGCAGAATTACATAAAATAGCACAAGAATTTACAGAAGCCGATTTATTAGCGCTAGAAGTATATATAAAAGCATTTTGAGAAAATGTATAAACATTTCCAGTCCCTGATAATTCAACTATACTAGCAGCAGTTGTAGAAGCAGTGTTTGAAGTAAATGAACATAACACAACACTATCAACACGAGCGGTACCATCTAATTTAAGAATATTTACATCAGATGATCCTGAAATTTCGCAAAGTTGCATTTTTAACATACCTTTAGAAATGTGGATAGTTGCTTGATTTCCTGAAACTGATTGATTAATAATTTTACTGTTATAAATTCTCACTCTTCCATCAGATGCATTTGGATTGTAATGAATCATTGAACCCGAACCAGAATCATTATATAAATAACAATCTGTAATAGTTAAAACACTTCTAGCAGTTGATGCAGAATTACATATTATTTCACCAGTTATAAGTAAATTTGATAATGAAACTTGGTTATTTTGCATATCGCCATCATTACTATCCATACTAATAGTAATATCACCCGCGATTTGACAACCAACCGAACAACCATCAGAATTTGAGGGGGCCATTCCTTTTAGAAACATTTTTTTAGTAATTGTTATATTTTCAGTATATACACCAGCACCTATATTTATATACCAATAAGTATTATCATATGCAGATTCCGCATATTGAATTGCCCGTTGTATAGTTTTAACAGGAGCTTCAAATGAGCCATTATTAGTATCAGAACCATTTGATGAGACATATAATGTATTTTGTTGAATATATGTTGGAAATAGTGAGGCAACTGATACTTTACCAGTGAAATTACCTATATCAGCATCTAATCTATGACTAACCATATTTAAATCAGCAGTTAGTGATAATTCAGTGAATCCTTCTAAGGGGTTAATTTGATTACAATTTAAAGCACTTGACATAGTAATAGCCCCTACATTATCTAAACTAAAAGTATTCATATCAACATTTTGTTGAGCAGGATATTGCGACCAATCAGCGGGAGTATTAGTATCATTAGCCCATTCTATCCCAGAACCATTATATTTAATTACTTGTCCAGTGCTAGGGGTACTATCAGGAATTATAATATTTTTTGTTGAAACACTTTCAGATGAAATATTATTAAATCCTTCTAAATTTGCGTCAGTTTCTGTTGATACTAAATTAGTTAATTTGTTGATTTTTAAAACATCTTTATTTGTTGCATCTGTTCGGCATAATTGAGCTATATTACCAGTATTATAGAAGCTTCCAGCAGCCCCAAAATCTGTTCTACTATATAAATAATTTGCAGTTAAATTTCCAGAGCATACAAGTTCTTCTGAATCATATTGAAGATTTATAGTATTAAAATTAACTTTATTAATACCAACTTCTACATCAGAAACAGCCGGATATGTTGACCACTGAGATACATCAGAACTTGCATCATTTTTCCAAACTAAATTTAAATTAGAATCTAAACTAAGAACTTGATTTTCAACACCAGCCCCAGTACCAACTGTCATACTATTTACATTTAACAAATTATTGATATTACTAAAATCTAAATTTCCATTTACAGTAATATCAGTTGTATCAATTGTGGGATTTAGCGCGCTTGTAAAAATTGAGTCAGTATTAACACTGTCGGACTGTATTATTACTGCTTCAACGACCGGCGCACTAATTTCCATATTACCGGCTTCATTTTTAGATATAGACAAATCTGATACATAATGGACGGGCGCTTTTAGACTTGTTGTAACTTCTAAAGCTTGATTTAATTTTGAATTTTTAATTGTCGAATAATTCGAATCGAGAATCCAGGCTACAGACATATTATTATATATATTATAGTTATAAAAAAATATAATATATTCTATATTGTTAAAATAATTTATAATTATAATTTATATATGAATGAACAAATTGATGAAAAAACACTAGAACAAACACTAGATTTATATACTAAAAAAAATAAAAAATATAAAAAAAATAAAGTTAAAGGATCTGGATTATTTGATTTTATAAAATCAGGATTTAATAAAGTTAAAGAATTTTTTGATCCATACAAAGGATATAGACCTATTGCGCAAAAATATATTAAAAATTATGGCGATTGGAAAATTGTTAAAATTACTGCATTCAGGAAACCAATAATGAGTGTTTTGTCAAAAGTTTTAAATTTTGTTAGTGTTGGTAAATTTGACGAAGGAAAAAAACTTAGTAATTATGATGATTTATTCCATTTAGGATTAATATTAACTCTTAGAAATGGTGACAAAGATATTAATATGTTAGTTGAAAAAAATGAGCGTATTGATATGGAAATCATACCTTTATTATTAGGTAATAATTATGGAGAATTATTAGATATTCCTATTAATAGAGAAATTACTTTTAAACAATTGTTAGAAAATGCACAAAAAGGAATGGGAAATAAATATTTTACTTATGATGCTTTTAATGGAAATAATTGTCAAGTTTATACAAAATCATTAATAGAATATTCAGGATTTTTAACACCAGAAGCGGATAAATTTATTTATCAACCACTTGAACAAATTGTAAATAAAATTCCTAAAAGCACTCCAGTTATAGCAAAAGCCGTAACTACTTTAGGAGCTTTTTTTGCGAATATTGGATCTAAAATTACTGGTAGGGGTGAAGATTACCAATTACACGCCGTAATTGTTAAAAAACCAATATCAAAAGAAGAATTAGAAGAAATAAGAAATAAATTCATTAAAGGTAATAAAAAATTTACAAGAGAAACAAAAATGTCTTATAGATTGCGTAATATTCCTAAAGAAAAATTTATTAAAAATAGTTTTAAAAGTGATAAAATAAATAAACAAATTACTCTTATATATGGTATTCTTAAACAAGTTGGCGGAAGAAAAAGAGGAACAATTGAAGAAGAAAAAGCAAAGATGGAAAAGAATAAAGATAAATTTGAGTCAATAAAACAATCACAAATTGAAGCAAAAAAAGCAGATAGTGAAAAAGAATTACAAAATTTAAGAAATCCAGCTAATGAAGAATATTATAATGAAATGGAAAGATTACAAAAAATCAGAGAAGCACACCCAGAAATTTATAAAAATCCAAATTGGTATAAAAATTTATCTGATAAAGAAAAAGCAATTAGAGAACGTAAAAGAGAAGTCGCCAATAAAGAATATTTTGATGCAATGGATGAACGAAATAAACAAATACAAGCGCAATTAGATGCAGAAGAAGAAGCCAAAAATAGTGGCGGGATTTGGGATGTTTTAACAGAGGGTTTAAGCTCTGGAATGGAATATGGATTAAATGCTATAGCTCCTGGTGTTGGAACTGCTGCAAGAGCTGGAACTGATGCATTAATTAATAAATTAAAAGGAAGTGGGAAAAAAGGGTTTAAAGATTTATTAAAAGAATTAAAAATAACACAAAAGTTATATTTAAAAATTGTTTCTAAAATTGCTAAGGCTAATGGATATAATGAACCTTTGAAACTTGCTGATGATGGTATACATAAACTTATATATAAAGGCATCCCTTTTGGTAATTCTGAACATTATGATTATATATTATATTGGTTAACAGAGGGTGAGGAAATAGCTAATAAACATAGATCAAATTATTTAAATAGAAGTGGTAAAATAAAAGGTAATTGGAAAAATAATCCAATTAGCCCAAATAACCTAAGTAGAATTATTACTTGGGATTTGAATGATAAAATATTTTCTAAATAATAAGATTTATTCTTCATCTACTAAAACAAATTTGACATTAGTGTAATAACTTATTTTATTTTTAATTATTTTTTCAACTCCTAATTTTTCCATTAGTTTTGAAAAATCCACAGGTCTTAATTTTTTAGTTAAATATTCGCTATTATGATAATCATTTAATAAAACAGTGGCATTTAATAAATCTTTTGAGTCATCAGTTTTTATAATAGTTGATTCAAACCAATTATAAAGAACATTATTTTCATCACAATATTTATTTGAATTATCTAAAATAGTTTTAGGAGTGGGGATTATTTTATTTTTATTTAATGTTGCATATTCAAATAACATTAATATAAAATTTTGTATATATTCTGGATTCGTTAATTTGCTTCCTAAATTAATATTTATAAGTCTATAGTTTTTATTGTTTTTTAATTCTTTTTCATCTTTAAATTGAAATGGGAAATGAATATTTCTTACTCGTCTTTTAACACCATCATCTGTTGAACTTAATTCAGGAAGATCATTACAATTAATAAATAAAGTAAATTGAGCGTAAAATTCAATCATTTTCTTCCCATATAGCTCTCGGGCTTGTATTTTATCGCCACCACTCCAATTTTTAAGATTTGAAACATTAAATTTTTTGCCTTCTGTGTCATCTGGTTCGCTAACACTTAAATAACGAGTTCCTACACAAGATGCTAATTCAGGATCAGCTCCACCTTTTTTTATTGAACCAGCTAAAAAGTTATTAGATACTGATTTATAATATTGTCCTAAAGCGGAACATATTAATTTTTGAGTCAAACTTTTACCATTTGAACCTTTACCGCTAAATATATAAAATTTTTGTTCAGTATCATTGCCAAAAAGACTCTGAGCCGTTATATTTAACCAATAATCAACAAGTTCATCAGATTCAAATAATGAATATATAAATTGTTTCAATTCTTCTTTTATTTTATTATCGACAGTTGGAACAATCTTATTGTTAATAACTTTATATTTTAAATCGTAACCAGTAGTTTTAATAATATAATCATCTTTATTAATAAGTCTATAAGTATTAGTTGTAAAATCATAAACTGCATTATTAAAAGCGAATAAGTTTATATTATTTATTTTAGAATCTATATCTTTATAATAAGGTAGTTTAAGTTGTTCAATTGTTGAATTTATAAAGCTAGTAGAACTAACATTTTTATAAAATTTATTATAAAAATCCATATATTCTTTATATTTAGGATGTTCAGGGGTAATAAAATTTCGCTGTTCAGTTGCTATTTCTTGTAGTTTACGTCCAAATCCATTACTTAAATTAATTGGTACTTCTCCCCTATGTATTAATACATTATTATGATTATATTCATACCATCCACTATTATAAGTATAAATATAAGAATCAGGATTTATTTGGAAATAAAAGTCGGCAATACTAACATTATTTATTTGTAGTTTCCAAAAATCATTTCTATTTTTACATAATTCTTTAAATAATTCGGGGTTATCTTCTTTTAACCAAAAGTATAAAGTCGCAATTGTATAACCTTTTTTTGGTTCTATATTTTTTAATATTTTATCATTCTCATATTTATTATAATTAGGATGTTTACTACTGAAATCTTCAAAATATTTTAAATCAATATTGTCATTTAAACAAATAAAATATGTTTTCAACCAATAGTCATATTTTAAATATCTTTTTTCATTTAAACCATCTAATATTAAACTTATTTCATCATTATTATTGTTATTTTTGTTATTTATTTGTTTTACCTTACTATTAATACTCGGCTTTTTAATATTGGTCTCCTTATTCACTTTTTTATTTGGTTCTTCTTCGTCATCTGATGTATCAATGTAAACTTTTTCAATTTCTTTACTTTTTATCTCTGGTTCTGATGTTGTTAGTAATTCATAAATATCATTATAAATACTTATATCTATTTCTGGAACATTATTAATAATTGTTTCTTTCCATTCACCTATAAAAGCAGAATTACCAAAAAAGATTTCACCACCAATAAAATCAATTTGTGCTTCTTCTTTTATATGTTTAAATTGTTTTTGATTATTAACTTTAAACCAGAAATGACGCTTATAGTATATATTTTTTGTTCTTCCTCTATAACTTTTAGTTATTGCTTCATCAAAATATAAATTGTTTTCTTTTAAATATTTTACTAAAATTATATAACTTCTTTCCTCATCTGTATCAATAACAATATATTCTCTATTTAACATTATATAATATTGGTTATTGTTATTATCTTGTTGTCTTCTTTCATTAATATCATTTAATTCTTCTAAACTTTTTTTATTCCATCCTCCAATTATATTTATTGGAGTTTTTCCGCTAGTTTTACTGTCATTTGTAGAAACTGTTAATAATAATTTTTTTAAGTTTAATTCTGATATTTTATTCATTATATATTAGAATTATAAAAATATTTTTTTAAGTATTTTTATTAATTAAATAAATTAATCTATATATTTTTTATTATTTATTGAAAAACGGAGGGTAAAATATATTGAGTGCGGGGTAAGTAACCCCAACTTTAAATAATTCGATAATATAAAAAGTAATACTGTTAACTATAATTACTATATTATTATTTATTAAATTTCTTTTATTGGGAGGGTAAGGAGGGTAAATTTAGTAAAATTACTATAATAAATCAAATATATATGTATTATAGTAATTTTACTAAATTTACCCTCCTTACCCTCCTTACCCTCCTACTTAAAAAAATAAATAATATCAATATTGTTAACAGTATTACTTTTATATTTTTTAAACTTGTTAAAGTTGGGGTTACTTACCCCGCACTCAATATATTTTACCCTCCGTTTTTAAAACTTTATCTTTCAAAATAATTTAATATTTAATTTACTTAAAAAACCCCTTTTACCCTCTGTTTAAATAGTAATTAGTTTATATATATACTTTTTATTTATTAATCTATATATACTTTTTATTTATTAATCTATATATTTTTTATTATTTATTGAAAAACGGAGAGTAAAATAAAAGTAAAAAGTGAATATATAAACTATTATCAAAAATAACGGAGGGTAAAAAGGGTTTTTTTGGTAAAACTCCTAGAATTATATAGTTTTTTTATTTTTCTAGAAGTTTTACCAAAAAAAGAGGTTTTACCCTCCGTTTTAATAGTAAATAGTTTACATATATACTTTTTATTTATTTTTTACTCTCCGTTTTTCTAAAAGAAAATTTAATATTTAATTTACTTAAAAAAATAATATATAAATATAATATATATAATATAATGGATAATAAATATATTAATTTAAATGACCCTCTAATTTCTAATGTTGTATTAGTGATAAATGGAAAAAATATACCTTTAGAATTACCTGAATTTAATGAAAAACTTTCTGAAAATAATGTTAAATGTTCGTCCGGAATTAATAAAAAATATAATTATAGTTCAGAAAAGAAACAAGAATATTATAAAAATTTTAAAGAAAAAAATCTTGATAAAATAAAAGAAAAATGTATTTGTGAAGAATGTGGAGGTAAATTTACCTATTATAATAAATCTACACATTTAAAAAGTAAAAAACATATTTGGATTTTAATGAAAACCAAACCAAATTAAATAATTTAATATAATATTTACTTAAAAAATAATATATAAGTGTATTATATATGGAAACTAATATTTTTAAAAAAGATTTATTAAATTGTCCTTATTGTTCAAACAAGATTAAAAAAGTAAATAGAAAGACTATTAAAAATGTTAAACCAATTGTAAATAACTTTAAAGTTATTATTGATAATAGCAAACAAAAAATATATCTTTAAATCATTTTAATCATCAAATTATTATATAAATTATTATATAATGACAATTCCAATTTTATTTTTTAGAATAGCTTTACTATACTATTATCCTCCATCAGTATCAACAATATTAATACAAACATTTAAATATTATATATTTAAATAATCTTTTAATATAAAATTATTATCTATAACTAATATATAATAATATGGATAGCCCTTTTTCAAGTATGTATATAAATTTAAATTTTAATAATAAAAATATATTAATAGAAGAAGATAAAAATAATATAGAAACAGAAATAAATTTAGACACTGAAATTGAAATAGATTCAGAAACAACGATTAAATATAAAAAAAAATATGATTCTAAAAAATATAATAATACTTTTTATATTAAAAATAATGATAAAATAAAACAAAAAGAAATATGTAAAATTTGCGGTGGTAATTATACTTATTATAATAAATCCGCTCACAATAAAACAAATAAACATATAAAAGTAGCGAATATAATGGGAATAATTATATAATATAAAGATAATATATAAATGTCTGAAAAAGTTGATATAGATTCAGTAATAAAAGAAGCGATGAGTGATTTAGATATAAACCATTATCTTAAACGCCCAACCGTTAAATATTGCGAACTTGCCAAATATAAAAATATTGATGAATTATTACCAAATCCTATAGATTATGTAGTTTTATTGGTTGAATCTAGTTTAAATAGTGGTCATTGGGTTTGTTGTCTTAAATATAATAATATTATTGAATACTTTGACTCTTATGGAAATTCACCATCCGCTCCTTTAAAATGGAATAACAAAGAACTTAATAATAAATTAGGACAAGGAAAGCAGTATTTAAATAATTTATTTAATAAAACAAATAAAAAAGTGATTTATAATGATATAGATTACCAACAAGATAATCCTACAATTAATAGTTGTGGGGCTCATTGTTGTTTTCGTATATTACAACTTATTGAAAATAAAAAATCTTTACCCCAATATAATAAATTGATGCAAAAAATTAAAAAAGAAACTGGTTTGAATTATGATCAAATTGTTTCAGCATATATTAATAAAAGATAGATTTAATAATCATTATATTATATATATTATATTATATAATGCCATATATAATAATCCCAGTTGATAAAGGTTATAAAGTATGTAAAGCTAATAATCCTAAAAAATGTTTTAGTAATAAGCCATTAACAAAAAAGAAAGTAGAAGCTCAATTAAAAGCAATTGGAATAAATGAAAATAAAAAAGGTGGTAGTTTATCATTAGTCAATTCATTAAATATTATTGATGAAATTAAACAATTAATTCCAAATATAAATATAGTAGGATCAGTCAAAAGAAAAGAACCAATTAATAAAGACATTGATATTATAACTACTGAAAATTTAAATAAAATATTGAATATATTAATAAAAAATATTCCTAGTATAGTAATTTTAAAAGAAGGACAAAAATATTTAAGTATATTATATAAAAATATTCAAATCGATTTTTGGAAAGCTAGTAAAAATAATCTTAAATATTATATAATAACTCGTACTCTAGATAAAATACATAATATCGCATTTAGAAAAAGAGCAAAAGAATTAGGTTATAAATTAAATAATGATGGTTTATTTGATAAAAATAATAAAAGAATTGAATTTAATGATGAAGAAGAATTACGAAACATACTTAATATAAAACCAACAAATACAGGAATGGGAAAAAATAATCTAAATAATATTATAATGCTATCAGATTTAACGAAAACTGACTTAAAGAGAATTATAACGACTTACAATATCCACACAAAAATTAAAGATTATTCAAAAAAGAATAAAGAAGAATTGATCGCAGAAATAAATAAATATTGTATAGTTGATAATAATGTTATTAAAATTAAACCTTTTCAAGATATAGTAATACCTGAAAAAGTAAAGAAGCAACGAAAAACCAAAAAACCTAAGAAAGAAGAAATAAAAGTAGAAATAAAAGTAGAAAAACCAAAAAAGAAAATGACACAAAAACAAATGCAAAAAGAATTCCTTAAAAAATTTAATGAAGAAGAAAATAAATTAAATTTATCAGAAGAAGAAGAAGATGAAGAAGATGAAATTGTTGAACAAATGAAAAAATATAAATCAAAAAAATAAATTTATATAGTAATATTATAAAATGCTAAGTGATGCAATAATTATGAGTATAATTGTTTCAGTATCTGGATTATTAGCCCTACTTTTTAAATTATGTTATAGTTCTAAATGTACAACGATTGAATGTTGTTTAGGTAAAATAAATAGAGATGTTACAAATGAAGTAGAAATAAATATGAATGGTTCTACACGACAATTATGATTTAACTTTACTATCATCTTTAATATAATAAGTATTTTGAGTAGCTACAGTATGACCCATTTTTTCAGCTATTAAAGCTTGTTCTTCTTTAAGCTTTTCCAATTCACTATTTTTACCGAACTTATCACTTGTATATATTTTTCTAAGTTGAGAACTACCAATCTTTTTATCAAAAATTTTATTTAAAATTCTTGTAATACTATTAACTGAATTTAATGGTTTACTGTCAAAATAAACTAAAAAATCAACATTGTCTTTTTTATTTAATTTACCTTTTAAAAGTGGATGATGTTTAATATATTTTAATAATATTTCTTTTAATTCTGGTTTAATTAAAAATTCCTGTTTCCCATATTTCTTTTGAGTTTTATAAACATTAAATACAACTCTTTCTAAATCAATATAATTATGATCTATTGGTAAAGTTTCAGTATAAACACCAACCAATTTACAATTTTGATAGTCTTGATTCCTTCTTGGTTCTTCTAATATATAAAGGGCTAATACCATTAAATTTAATAAATCATTATATTGATGTTCGTTAATCGCTTTATTATTAACATATTTATTAACTTTTTCTTTTAAAACATTAAATATTTTAGTAACTTCATCTAAATTAAGCCAGTTTTGTTTCTGAGTTTCAGTTAATTCACCAATAACAGTATTGTCTTTAATATTTTTAGCAACATTTAACATTAAATCATTATAATGTTTAAATATTTTCTCCATTTTTTTATTGGTCAAATAAAGTTTTAAACAACTAACTATTGATATTAGATAACCTCTAATTGTATTAGGTTTAAAACTTTGTAATTGTTTTTCAATAGTTTCAGTATTAGTTAAAAAATTTAAATTTTTAAGTGGTAGATCATTATTTAATAATTCTAAATTACGAACATACAAATTAATACTATTTTTACTTAATTTTTTTTCTTCTAATTTACTTATTAAATCTTTTTTAAAATCCGTATCTTTATTTTTAGACATTTATATATATTATTTAGATATTTAATTTATTAAATCTATATAAAATATTTATTCAATAGTACATAAAAATAAATCCTTTTCAGTCATAACACAATTTTCCTCATATTTAATATAACAACACCAACGAGATTTTGATTTTTTTAATTTAGTTAAATCTGGTTTAGTGATACAAGTATAATTTTCAATTAAATATTTTAAATTCATTGGAGTTGTTTTTTTAGGAAAGAAAACAATAATATCCGATTCTCTTAACATTGTTCCAGTTTCTGCTTTTCCACCTGCTAGAGCGTGATTGGTAGCAATAACACTAACAAAATTAGCTCTAGCCAATTTATATAATTTATCTCTCAGTTCATATACTGGAGTTTTATATTTTTTAGTTAATCCATCAATATCATCAAAAATACACAAACAATTATTTAATTCTTTATAATCAATAGGATTAACAATAATATCATCATCAATAACCACTCTTTGCACTTGTTCTATATCATCAATAATTTTATCAACAGGTTTTTCACTAAAAAAGAAAACTTCATTCTCTGGATAACATTTAACATATTGTTTTATATAATCAGCACAAAAATAAGTTTTTCCTGCCCCTGCTGGGGCTAAAATTGCAATAGTAGCTCTATCTTTTTTTTTATTTGGAACTAATTGAAAAATACCTTTATCTAAATGTAGACTATTAAAAGTTTTATAATCATCATTCTCTTCATTATTTAAATAAATTTTTTTATTCTTAAATTTAATATTGTCTTTAATAATTGCTATATCTTCACCTTCAATAAAATTGAAACTCATTTATATTATATAATTTAAATAGATAATTATTAATAAAGTTTATTTATTGACTCATATATATTTTTCGCTTCCTTATTTATTTTAGTGTAAATATCTTTAATTTCTTTATCAATATTTTTAACATTGGGTTTTAATTTTAAATCTTTCAAATTAATAATAACTTTATCAATAGTATTTTTATCATCATAATTTTCTAATAATCTTTTATTAGCTTCTAGTATTCCCATTATTTGATAAGGTTTACCAAACTCCTCAGAATTAATAAATTTACTAATTAAATTGACTGCTTTTTCATCAATTGGTCTATTATTACGATTATAATAACTATTAATAGAGAATATTTTTTTTAATATTTTAAAATAATTTCCTTCTTTTTTAAGATCTTCAATATCATTCAATATATTTTTTATAAAATCAGTTCTAGGTCTATTTTTTGATTTAATACTATAAATAACACTTAATTCATAAAATATATTTTCTATTCTAACAACATAATCTAATTTAATATAATCTAAATCAGGAAATATTTTATTAAAATCATTAAATTTAAAATCATCTGGTTTAAAATATTTAATTTTTTCGCCATTCTTTTTTTGTAATTTCATTTCAATAAAATATAAATTAGGATCATTATTAGTATTATTAATAATTTTAACAATATTATCAAAAGTTTTTTTAGAATTAGAAAAAGGAATACTAGTAAATAAATCATAATCGCTAAAATATTTTTGATTAATATAATTATTTGAACCCTTAACAACAATCTTACTATTATTATATTTAAATTCTTTAATTATATTACTAATTTGAGGATCTACGCCTTTTTTTGTTTTAAAAATTTCCATTATTATAATATATAAATAGATAAATATTATAGTAAATTAATTATTTTTTCTGTTTCATTTTATTAACTCCACCTCGTTGTTTTAAATTATATTTTTTCTTACCCATTCCTAACTCTAATTCAAATTCAATTTCATCAGGTTTTATTTTATTTTCTTCTTCATTTTCAAAAACGAAACTTTTTAATATTTGTTTTCTAGGTCTTCCAGCTTTCTTTTTTGGTTGTTCTACTGTTGTTTTTTTACTAGGTCTTCCTACTTTCTTTTTTGTTTTTCCTTGTCCAACTTCTATTATTATTTTTTTAGGTCTTCCTGCTTTTCTTCTCGGTTTTCCTTGTCCAATTTCTTCAGCTGGTGGTTGATATTCTTCAAGCGTACCTTCTTCTCTGGCTTTTTGTAGTCTTGCTTCTATCTCTTTCTTTTTTTCATTTTCTTCTCTGGCTTTTTGTAGTCTTGCTTCTGTCTCTTGTTGTGATTTTTCTAATTCTTCATCTAATTTTTTTAATCTTAGTTTTTCTTCACGTTTTTCTTTTCTTTCACGTTTAATACGTTCTGTATCTATTTCAGATTTCATTTGTCTTTCTTCTTCTCTTTCTCTTTCTCTTGTTTCTCGTTTTGCTATTTTTCCTTCTTTTTTCATCATTTTAATTTCATTATAAAATTTTAATAATTTTTTAAAAGAGTTTTTTTTAATATAATCATCTATGTCTTCATCACTCGTTCCTTGTCTTTCTAGATGATGTGTTATTGTTTGTATTATTTTTTCTTCTTGTTCTGGTGTGATTTCTTCTATATCTAGTTTAGAAGATATATTTTTTTCAGCTGTATCCATTAATTGTTCTATATATTCTTTTTTTATTTTTCCAGTTGTTGTATAATATTCAGATGATGGATATTTTGTTCTAAATTTTTGTTCTAATTTATTTAATTCATCTTTTAATAAACTTTTATAATCTTCTCTCTCTGGCATTCCAATAAATTCAGTTTCTTCGGCTGGTGGTTCAATTTGTACAAGAGGTTTTAAATAATTATAAAGTTCATAAAAATATTTATTGTATGCCTCTCTATTAATAGTAGGATCTCTTACTAATTTATTTACTGTATTTTTAAATTTTTCATATTTACTAGATTTTCCTGAAAATATCGCATCCCTAGTAGTTTTTAATAAAGTATCAAAAAGTCGAACTTCTTCAACTTTTCCTGTAACTTCATTTTTCATAACTGTTTTTCTATTGAATAATTCATTGAATAAATCATCAATATTTTTTATCAATTCAGTAACAACTTTAGGTTTTTCTGCTTCTGCTATTTTTTTATTAAAATCTGCAACTTGTTTATGTGTCATTTTAACTTCAAAATAAGCTCTATTGTCTAAATTTTCAAATAATTGTTCTATTTGGGCAACATCAGAAAATTTAGTTTTAATAGCAATATCTAAAACTTGTTTTACAATAGGTTTAATTTCATCAAATTTATCTTGTATATTTGCTTTATCTCTTTGACTCATTGCATTATCTTTAGCGAAATTTTTAATATAACTAACAATAATGTTATAAATACTAATAACTTTAGTAGCATTATTATTTTTTTCACCTTTCAAATAATTATCAATAATATTCTGTGTATTTGCTTTAAATTCTTCAAAATATTTATCAATATTAAATACAGTAATATCATCCAAAATACTTGGTTTATTATATTGTTGATTATTTTGGGAAACGAATTTAAAATTGTTTCTAATAACCTTTTTATTTGCTTCATTATCTGCATCAATATAAGCTTGATTTATTCTTTTAAAAATACTGGGCATAATTAATATATATATATTAATTAGATATTATAATTATATTATTATTAATATTTAATATTTTCAGCTTTAATTATTTTACTTGCTTCAATCATTTTAACTCCTCTTTTTTTCATAATTTCTTTAACTTTAGCTTGTCGTCTTTGCATTTTTGAAGCACCACCAGCCATACTAGAACTAGGTAAATCAGATTTAGGTGTTAATTTGCGCCCACCAATTTTACGAGCGTATGGTTCACTACCTCCTTTCATTTCAGAATCAGAACTAGAATCAGAATCAGAATCAGAACTTGAATTATATTCAACTTTCATTCCTCCTTTTTTTCTACCACTACCAACAACTTTACCTTTATTATTATTATGTGAATCAATATCTATATGTATTGCGTCATTTGGATCAGCTTTTTTATAAATTTTAACACCTCCTTTATAATTTTCAATCGCTTGTTGTCCTCCTTCATAACATATAGAACAACCACCTTTTTTATGAGAACCTATTTTAAATTCATCAAGTCCTTCTTCTCGTTGTCCGTATAATCTTCTTAATGTTTCTTTAACAAATCTATCTTGTGGGTCATTTTCCATTCTTATATATAATAAAATTAGATAATATTATTATATTTAAATTAGACAATTAAATTGTTTAATGAATTTTTCTACGTAATGCACCACCAGAACCTCCACCTCCAGAATGACCTAAACCAATCATTTTAAGGGCAGAATCAGCACCTTTAGCGTATTTATTACCACTTTGAGCTATAGCATCTCGGGCAAGAGGAGCAAGAGCACGACCAATTGGCATTAATGCTTTACCAACAGATTTAAGGGAATCTAGAAATCCACCTCCAACTTGTCTTTGATAAGCAGATTGTGAAACGCCTTCTTGTTCACTTGCATCAAGTACACTTTGTTTGTCCAAAATTGCAGTAAAGACACTAGATGAACCATTTTCTAAAGCCATTATACCACTATTCATTGTAATTAAGACTAATTCAGGAGCATTAAAAATAGTTTGAGCGTAATTTTCAACACCAACTTTAAATTGTAAATTGAATGCCCCGATTGAACCTGCAGAAAGCCAATCGTCCGTTAATTGAACAGTGTACGCCATATCAAGAACCATACACGCACCAACAAGAGGAACAATTTTACCAGCGTTGACGGGCAGTTGTCCATTAGTATCAACTGGAGCAATAGTAGCCCGTCCTCTCCATTCATTCCAACTTAGATTTGAACCAGCATTAACAGAAGCTCTCCATAAATCATATTGTGAATAAGATGATAATAGACCACTTTGATTATTCCAGTTAATAGAACAAGATGTAATTGGGAAGAAATGATCAGAAACACTGGGATCAATTGTATTAGGAGCTTGACGAACAAATATAATTAATTTATCGGGAACTTGATTAAGTTGTAATGATTGAGATTCAAGAGTTTGAGTACCTGGTGTAATATTTCCATTAGCATCAGGAGCAGAACAAGCAGGAATAGGATTTTGACCAGATGAAATATAACGAGGTAGATCATAATAACCAACGCAATTTTTAGATGGTAAAAGGTCTGAAGGATGAGGAGTTAAATAAGTTAAATATAATGCAGTGCTATTAGAACTAAAACCACCGTTAGTAGCAAGAGAAACACTAGTTATTCCACCTGCCGCTCCTGGATTTGCTCCATATACTGCAGAAGTTCTAACAACACGATTAGCAGAACCAACATTAAACAAGAAAGTTAAATTGGTTATCCCGTACATACCTTGATTGTTAGTTTGGGGGTTTCCAAATATTAATGGGCTGAGAAGCCATTTTTCAAAATTTTTTAAGAATTTTGAAGACCATTAGCCTCTATTTTCATAGAGGATTAGACTATACCTTAAGCGAATTTTTATTCGCCGACTACCGTTTACTTTAAATAATTAATTAAAATTATAAAGTCTCAGTCGTTGAGGGAGTAACCTATATATATATAGGTCACTTTACCCGCGGATTGCCCAATTCTTCAAATTATTACTATACCGTGGGCTATTAACCACGCCATTAATATATTACTATATTAACTTAGTATTGAAGACTCTAAGGGGTTTCCCGCTAATGAGTAGTCTCGCCAATTAATTTAATAATTGACTAGCAATATATTACTATATCACTTTTACCCCCACATTCTAGGGGTTCATAAGAAGTAAAAACGAGAGTTACATTACCAGGGTCGGCTGTATTAGCGGCAACATTTCCAGTAATAGAATCAACAGAAAAAGAACCTCTTGTCGCCAAATCATAATCAACACAAGAATCCCAACCAGCAAAAGGGGAATTTACTTTACCAACCGCATCAGTATAATTAAAATAAGAATCCCTCATATTTGGGGTTGCTCCATTATATCTTGATAATTCACGAGAATCTAACATAGTATTAAGAGCAGGTAATACGTCAGCAATATTAATAGTAATAGTGTTGGAATTTACAGTCATACTCATTGTTGAAAAGAGAGATTGTACTGGAAATGCACCTAAGCCAAAGTTATTAGCAGGTAAAATATATAAATCATTCACATTATCAGCCTTAGGTGTTATAATTGTAAGTGTTACAGTAGATTTAAGCATAATTCGGCGATCAAGAATAGTAGTACGATTAGGCACTTGAATATTAAATACTATATTTGAATTTGACGCAGAAATTGCTTTATAAGGATAAACAGTTACATTTTGACCGCCTTTTTTTACAGCAAAAACCATTTCATCCGTTACCATTAAGCGAGAATCTTTTACCAATTGAGTTTTGAAATCTTGAGACATATTATATATAAACTATATAAGATAAAATTTTTAAAAATATTGTTATAACAAAATTAATATTTAAAACTAACACTTGATTTTTTTCTAAATAAAATTTTAATATTACAAGAACATTGGGCTTGAAGGGTTAAAGGATGTAATGTATTATAATTATCTTTCCAATAAACACTTATATCAATATTTTGCAATGGAGAATTACTAGTTAAATCTATATATCTATACTGAGCAGTTGGCGTATAGCTTACTACGCTTTTATATTCACTTCCATTTGTTAAACCAACAGTAAAATCAGTAACCATATTACTAAAATTTGAATTTGATAAACCATTAAAATAAGAACTATTATTATTATATATTTTAGGTACACAAACTTGAGTACTAACAACAGGTAATAACGAACTTGTAAAAACGATACTTTGAACTGGATTCCATAAAGCTCCAGTTTGATATTCTTGATATTGTTGTAAATAATTTACACTATTCAAAGTATATATATTACCTCCATCCATATTAAGAATATTTATCTTATAGTTTTTTCCATTGGTAACATTAGTTCCATAATATATAGCATCAAAGGAACTAAAAAGAGTATAAAGAGGAGTATTAAAATATATTTCTATTGGTTTTGCTAAATTTTGATCGTATCCTAAAACATCAGTATCTAATATAGCTTTCAATGTTGGTATATCCCATTCAAAAAAAGGAGCATAATTAGAAGGTAGTGTTTTACCCGCAGTTGCACAAAGTGAAACTAAATTATTAAACGCAGTTGTAAATCCTTTATTAACAATAGCAAAAATAAAATGTTGGTATGAATAACAATTATAATAACTACTATTAATATCAGCATTATCTAAAGGTAAAGATGGAGGAGTTGCGTTAAAATCTTGAGGAATCCACACTAAATTAACTGGTGATTCAATACCATCATAAACTAAACATATTTTATAAATTAATACATTTGGATTTGTCTGTGTTAAATCTACTTGAGGAAGAAATATTGGTAGACTTGCAGTTTGTAAATTAAATCTTACTACTGATAAATAATAATCCCTTGCAGATGCCAATATTGGATTATTACGATTTTCATTAAAATATAAATAAGGTGTTGGAGCTGTACCAGTTCTATCGTCATTTATCATATTGATATCTAAGTATATATGATCGTCTTCATCCATTGATACATCACTTGATGTTTTAAAATAGTCCATTATATATATATATAATATATATAATTATATTAAAATTACTTAAAATTCAATTTTAATTTCTTCTCCAAGTATATCTGTTTTAAATCTAATTAAAAATAAATTAAAAATATCTTGAGGTGTGATTAAATCTTGAATATTTAAAATTCCGACTAAATATTTTCTAAGTAATCCAATTGTTTCATCATAATTATATTTAGTGGAATTAGGATCAAGATTTAATTTTTTAATTGTAAATTGAAATATTTCATCATCAGTTAATTTTTCTGTTGGTTCTTCAAATTTAAATCCCATCTTTTCAAGTTGTTCTCTATTTTCTTCCGCTGATTCTTGAACGATTTTAATGTTTTTATTTTCTGACATTTATATTATTATATTAGAAAATATTTTTAATATTAAATATCTTATATTATTTATTTTAATATTAAATATCTTATATATAAATACAATAATTATATATTTTTTCTTCTTTTGTACTGTTATTAACACTGTAACAACTTTCTTTATAAATAATATATGGTAGATATTTATCATTCTTTAAAATATATGTGTCTACTAAAAATTCGTGACTATCATTTAAATAATTAAACATAAATCTTGTTCTTGTTCTTGTATTCATAGTGTTTTCAGGCTTAATAAATTTGCATCCGAAAGGTAATTTAAAATTATTATAACAATCTTCCAAAGATAAATTAGTAATCCCCATATAGTCAATCGTAAATATTACCAGTGTTTTTAATGTTATAGGCATATTACTAATTACACTGTTACCATCTTTTATTATTAATTCTAAAATCATCAAATTTTCTAAATTATTTGGTAAATCATTTAATTGACACGGTGAACATTTTTCTATAATTAAAGTTTGTATATCCATATATAATATAATTAGATATTATTTTAATACTTTATATTAAAATAAAACTAACTTTAAAAATTATACCGATCATCTTTTGTTATTAAAACATATCTATCTTTTTTTCCTATTTTATTAACAATAAATTTAATATGTTTATCGTGAACATATGTATAACTATCTATCACATAATCACAATTAAAATATAAATATTCACTTGTCCTATGTGTCAGTAGAAGTTGGATATTACAACCGAACGGAATTTTTATCCTATATTCACAATATTCTTTTAATTTTTCAACGTATATAGTATTATTATATCTAGACCTATATATTATTAGGCTTTTTAGAGTTATTGGTAAATTATTTAGTTTGGCGTCTAATCCATCTCCATTTAAATATAAACTTTTAATTATTAAAGTTTCAAGGGAATCATATTTTAATAATAGTTTATTTATGATATCTGGTTTAACATTCTGAAGGATTAAAATTTTATCATTATTCATAATATAATAATAGAATATATAATTATTTTAGTATTTAAATAATAAAATAATTTTTAAGGCTTAGATTTTTAATATTAAACAAATTAATGGTTTTTAGATTTTTAATATTAAACAAATTAATGGTTTTTTAGATTTTTAATAATAGAGTTCTAGTATAAATAAATTTATTTATACTAGATTCTTATCAGATTTTTAATATTAAATATATTTTAGCATTTTTAGGGCGTAAAAATTATTAAAATAAAATTCTTTATATATTATTTAATTATTTCTTTTAGTTTTTCTTATTTCTTTGCACTTTTGTTTTAGCTGTTCGTGTTTAACATCTTTTTCCATCTTTGTCCACATTTCTTTAAATGTCATTTCAACACCATAAAAAGAACCTACAACTAAATAAACATTTTCAAAAGTTTCAGTAGTATTAAAAAAAAGAACATTATCAACAAACATATTTAATACTCCAG